CGCTTTACCTTAGATTTGTCCCAATTCCAACGCTTAGACCAGCTCTCTAAAGACAAAATACTTTGCCCTCTTTTTACTTCATATAAGCTTCCTTTAATGATTGTTTTAGCATCAGTAAAGTTAACAGTTAAAAGTATATCGTTCCACGCTTCAAACTTACTAAAAACGCGTTTCTCGGTATATAACCAATGGTTAGTTATTGACCTATGTAATTTAATCCAACCGCTCATAATGATAAGTTGTTTAATGCGTTTTGATATGCTAAATGTGCATCGTATTCATTTATAAATAAACCTAAATATTTTCTTTTATTATTTATTCCAATTCCAGCTTCCCATTTATTTCTTTCTTTTTTCCAAAAAACACCTTTATATTTACTTGTGTATACTCCTTGCGTCTTACAAGCATTATATCTTTGAGTTACTATCTGTAAATTTTTAACTCTATTATCAGTTTTAATATCATTAATATGGTCAACTACTAATTTATGTCCACAAGGCTTATGGTCTAAAAATGATTCAGCTACTAATTGATGTACTTTTCTTGTTTTAGTATTATTATTATATAAAACAACAGTATAATAACCATTTGAATTAATAACAGATTTTAATATTTTCTCTTTATTAAACTTTAAACTTTTTACTCTACCTAAATTACTAACTATATAGATTCCTTTATAACCTATAACATCCTTCCAAATTTCATTCATAATCTTTTAATTTTAGTGCATAAAAAAACCCAAGCATTTCCACAGGGTTCGACTTCTGTTTTAATGCAAGGGTTAATAATTTCCTAAGGATTTATATTGTCGAACCAATCCGTCTGCTAATATACGCATTTAATTAATACGAAGTTGCATCTATTAATAACTTTTTATACAAAATCATCAATTTTCTTTTTTAAATTGTCTAATTGCCTGAGCGAATTTACTTTTAATATTGCTTTCTTTAAGCTTGGTCTTATTGGATAGATTTCCATTAGGTCAATAGTGTAGTTTAAATACTGCCTGTCTTTAATTCTTGTCCAGTACTTATGGCTTTCGATGTAGTGTATTATTGTAGCGTGATTTTTATCTAATAAAGCTCCTATTTCTTTTAACATTAATCCTTCCATTCGCAATAAGTTAGCTAAGTAGAATCTGCGATAAACTTTTTCTCGTTGTCTGTTAGGCAAGTTTAATTCTTCTGCTGCAATTATTGCTGTTATTTCTTCTATTTTAGTCATTTTAAAAAGTATTTGTTGTATTTATCTTTGTTCAACTGGTAACCTAACTGCTCGTACATCTTCAAATATCTATAAATAGAGCGTTCACTTATTCCTAAATATCTTGACATTGCATTTATTGGTCTTGGTTTAATCTTTAAGAATTCAATAAGCTTGATTACTCTTAACATTCTGTGCTGGTTCATACAGTTATAATTTTAAAAGTTCCTGAATAGTGATTACCGTCATTTTGAAGTTGTCGCTGCTTCCATACTGCTATGTTTCGGCAAATAAAGAAATAAGTTTCAACTGCATTACCTCCTATTTCGTATGTTAGTCTAAATGATTTCATCTCCGTTAGTTTGCTGTTGTAAAATATCAAAGCCATACACCAGAAAGAAACTATCAAAGTGCCTCATAATCGTGTTTTTGTTGTAGGCAAACAGCTCTTTGCATCTATTAATATACCACTCTCTAAAGTTAAGATATTGTTTAAGTGTTAGGTTGCCATTCATATCAGCAAATAACCATTGTTGCGTTATTGCATCATTGTTAAAATCTCTGCGTTCTTGTGTTTTATCAGTCATTGTCTTGTTGTTTAGGGTTTAAATAATCGTCTTGTGCTTCTAAGTAAGCCAGGTATAAATCTAAGTCAAAGCTTCCTCCTTTATCTTCGTGTGAGGATTGGTTTATCCACCACATCATTTTGCGTTTGATGCTGAAGCTCGTAGGTATAAATATGTTTTCCATCTTAATATTCGTTATTATCCGTTTGAAAATCACGCTCATCTTCTATGAACCCCTCAAAACCAAAATCATTAGGGTCTTCAAGTATGTGCTCTTGTATAAATTCTATCATTTCGTTTACTTGACTTACACTTGGGTAGTAGTAATGCTTTACTCCATTGATTACCTGTAGGCTATCTTGCAGTTCAACTTCTACTTCAAGGTCACCCTCATAACTCCAAGCACCAAAGGTCCAGTTAAAGTTTACTATAAATTGTATTGCACCATCTTCGCTGTAGTATTCAACTTCGCACTTGCGATCAGTTGTAAAATCATATTCTTTATAGTTCATCTTTTAAAGTTTAGCTGTTAATAATGTGTATCTCGCCTTAAGCCTGTTAATGACTCTTATTTCTGCTTGTATGTTTTCTTCAGTGTGGTAAGGTGTTAAGCCTTGCTCGTTATTTCTACCATTTGACCAAATCATTTCATCTAAAGTTCTTTGCCCTTCAATAATTAAATCAATGGTCTTGATGCAAGCTTCGTGTCTTTCTCTTAAGTTTTTCATATTGCTGCTAAATAAAGTATTATTAATAATCCGCCTATCATTATAAGCATTCCTTTACCTAAGTAGGCATCATCCTCGTTAGTTGGTGTAAAGTAATCAATCAGTTTTTTCATAGCGTTTGTTTTTAATTGTTAATTGTTTTCCCGTTTTGAGATATTCAAAGGTAGTTCTTTTCAACATATGTAGATAACTTTAAGTAATAAATTAACATATTTTAACATATTTTAACATTTGTTCTACGTCCAGCATAGGTTTCAAAAAGTGAAATTTATATAATTAGGGTGAAATGTACTTAATTTCGTACAGGAATTAGGGTTATGTCCTTAAGTTTGCATGAATTTTACCAAGTTTTTAATGCTACTCCCTTAAAACATATAATAATTGGTGAGCGTATTCCCTATAAAGCATAATAAACTATTCAAATTGTAGAGATTTTACATATAATGTATAATGTAGTTTACAAAATTGTAGGCTTTTTGCTACTTCTATGTCGCATTAATTTATACATTAAGTCTATTATATGCCGTTAATGATGGAAAATTCTAACAATATTTGTGACAAAAATGTCATGTTTATTGCGTAAAAAACTAGACAAAAAAACCCCGCTAAGCTAATGCCTAACGAGGTCTCCTATTACTCACGCTATGAGAGTTAGAATATATGTGTAAGCCGTGCGATTTGTCCGTGTTCTTTGTGGTGTATAAATGCTTCTACTGCCTTAATAGATAAGTAGCCATTTCGGTGATGCCAAGAATCACTACCTGAAGGCGATCGTAAAGATTCAACCGTTACTCCTATGTAATCTTTAGAAGTCTTATGGTGAATGTGATGAGTATAAACATATCTGTGTTTAGTCATACCCCAGTACAAAGGAAATTCGTGTGCCATTAGCAAAGGTAAATCTGCTAATTTAGCACCGTCTCCGTGTGTAGTGCCTATTAAGTTCTTTCCATATAAGTACCCTTTCCTGTGAGCAATTGAACAATCAAAAGTAATATTAGGACAATCTTTAAACCAAGTTTGAATAACATCAGCAAGAAAAAAGCCACTTGTATAATCGTGGTTCGAAGGATTAAATGTAAAGTGTACATCAGCAACTGATAATAAAGTTTCAATAATTTCAACATATAATTTTTTTGCAGTTAAAAAATTGGAATACCACATTCCATCCGTGTCTTGAGGTGTTCCACTGGTTGTTGTTCGTTTAGGATTATCAATGTGTAGAATATCGTTACCACCGATGAATAAAATCTTATCTATACAAACGCCTGAAGACTTATCTAAAAGTCCTTGTACGCCTTCTCTAACTCTTTTAACGGCTATCTGAGTATTATAGTCTTCACCTACTTCGAATGATTCACAAAGCTTTCCTATATGAATATCTGCAGGATCGATTACTAATAAGTGACCTTCTTTACTTGGTGTTCGTGTTATCGTAGGATATTTCGGTGCGTAATCACGAAGCTCGTCTAATATAGATTCCTTTATAGAATGTAATTTAGCTTCCTGTTCGTTTTTAAAATTAGGATTCTTAAAGAATAAACTTGCACTTTTGGTTTTAAGCCATCCGTGTTTTACATCTTCATCGTTAATATCTGCTGCATCAGTAGCATTCTTGATTGCTCGGTATTGCGTAACAACATCGAATTCTTCGCGTGAAATACGCGGTCTAAAATTTCCCATAGCTTAAATTTTTTTGGTAAATGTAAACTATTTTTTGAATGGGTTGTATATTTTATCAAGTATTCGTAAAACAAAGTTTAAAACAAAGCCTATTATTAAGCCGTAAAAGAACAACTTCCAATTAGTTTTTGCTTTACCTTGCTTCTTATCCTTGTATATATATTTGTATTTTAGCACATCTTGTTTAACAAGCTGCGTTTTGTACCTGTATTCAATTTTAGTTTGCCATCTAGTTTTAGGAATGTAAATATTTGCATATTTTATGATAGTATCTTTGTGCGTTACTATCTTTTCCCAATAAATTTTGTTATCTACAATAACAGGAATTGAATCTATAGTTGAAATACGGATTGTATCTGAACTTTGGATTAATTCAAGTCCATTTTTGACTGCTTTTTTATAATGCCATATAGCACGCTTAGAGTGACTACAAGCAAAAAGTAATGTGATTGTACTTAAAACTATTATAAGTGTCTTAAATCGCATAAAAACAAGCTTTAAAATCATTTAATCTATTCAACCAACCTTTAAGAAATACAGAATTTTTACCTTTAGCTATTGCTCTGAAGAAACGCTCACGCTCAACAAACATAACAGCAAGTAATTCCCTTGCATTAAGTGAGTTTATTGCTGTGATTGTTTGCATTCCTATTTGTTCGTCTATTGCTATTTTTATCCCGCACTGGTTAACACACTTTTGCACTGTCTTGATTGCTTGACTTGTACCACTTCCCCACGCTATTTCAGTCATAAAGATTGCTAAAGTAACATCATTGATACTATCAGCCTTTACTCCATCCCAATACGATCCCTTGAATACTTTAAACCAATCTTCGCTATTCATAGATAGAAACCTGCTATCATTATCTTTGCCAAATGTATGCACCCACGCTGCGTAAGTTATTCCTGCGTTGGTGTGGTAACCACTTTTACCTTCAAATGGTGTAGGACAAGGATGCGAGCTTGCGCTATCACTTGTATGACGACTGAGCCCACCTTCCCATTTACGAATAAAGTGTACAAATGCGTTAATCTTTGAGTCCATCGATATCGGTTTTAATTATTTTCGCTCTTGCAAATAAACCTCGCATTGCTTCCCAAAGGTTTAATCCTTTAACTGCGATTACATTTTCGTTTATGCTCATTACTTCAATACTTATCAGAATCAATGATACTATTTTAGTCAGCATTAAAGGAACTGAAAAGAATGTTAGCATTATATCATTTAAAATAAACTTGTCTATAAGGAAAAAAAGTATAACTGTGATTTGATAAAGCATCATTTTAGAAATTATTCCGCTTAGTTTTCTGCTTGATATTTTCTCTTTTAACTTACGAGCTTTCCAAAGTCCTGTAATCGTATCTAAACAAATACAAAATCCTACTAACATTATTAAACCACTTATAGGCATAAAAAATGTCCAAAGTAAAGCAAGTATTTTAGGAAAACTTGTGCGAACTGAAGCCAATAATATGAATAGTTGCAGTCTCAAAACTCGTCTTCCTCCTCTTGATAGCTAAATTGTTGAATAAGTTGGTAAGTTAAGAAGAAGAATATAGCACAACCTCCTAAAGCAACATAAAGTGTTCCTGAACAATACATAGCAAGTGATGCTGCATAAGCAAACACATAATAGATAATTCCTAAGATTTGTAGTTGTGTCATAATTTAATTATTAAACTTGTCTTCCAAGTGTTGTTTGAAATGCTTGTATTCTTGTGTATAAATTTGATGCATCAGTATTACTTAAACCTGTACCTAATGTAGCAAATGCTATTTGTCTCTTTCCATAATAAGTATTTGAAATTGACAAATCCGGATAATATTCATTCATTCCAAGCAAATACATATTAGCATTTGGTAAACCTTGATTAGAAGGAGTTATTGTGCTTTTTAAAGTTCCATTTTTATAAGCAGTTATTGAATTGCTACCATTTCTATTAATTGTAAATTGTCCTGCTCCCGAATCAATAAATGTACCACCAAATCCATATCCATTAGCAAAATAAGAAGCTGCAGTTAAATTATACAAATATTGAGCTTCAGCATCAGAAAATGAGTCTCCATCAGTTCCATAAATTGTATTTGCTCCTATTTCTTTTGTACCTATTATATCAGTTGTTCTATAATAAGCAGAAAAATGCGTACTATCAGTATCTATTATTTCTATAAATGGCTTATATTTAGTATCTGCATAACCTGTTGTTCCATTAGGCAAAGCACCTGTTGCACTATGCGTTATCCCTCCGTTAAATGCAAGTCTAAATGCAGCGTCTAAATCTCTAGGGTCTTTTAAATTATACT